GTCGTTCGTGATCGCGTGCCCACTTGATAGCGGCTCCCGGAAAGTCTCCCGAGGTACCATCAAGCGAACACCGAACTGGGCTTATCAAGGCTTGGGATTCGGACGAACAGACCGTGCACCGGACCGGCTCCCCTTTCTTCCCAAACACCTCATCTACGTTGCCACACGCCGTACAGCGTGCGTCATATATTACTCTCATAACTACCTCGCTCCATAAGATACTTAGCCCCTGCCATCAGCACGGCGGCGCTGTCGCCTGCCATACCCAGCATGGAGTTGCACATTCCACAAGTCAGCCCGCGAATCTCGCCAGTGTCGTGGTTATGTTCTACCACTAGCTGGTCGTTCTTGTCGCGGCCTACCGGCGACTGCCCGCATATGTCGCACAGGTTGCCCCGCTCCTCGACCATGCTGACGTACTCGTCGTACGATATCCCGTGGGTGTTACGGAGTCGGTAGTCCTTATCCGTTGTTTTCTTGCAAGACTTGCAGAGGTTACCCACTCCAGACTTGTTACGCTTGTCCTTGTGGAACTCAGATAGATCCTTCTCAGTCTTGCAGAAGGAGCAGACCTTACGCATCTGCCTGCTCCTCTGCCGCCAGCAGGGCATTCTCATACCCAGCCAACTGCCGTAATACCTTAACCCGACCCCGCATTTCCCAGAACTCCTCGGTGGAGTTGCAGGCTTCGAGGGTGCAGGTTGTTATAGCTTCGTCCAATTCCTCTTGGAACGTACGCCAGCCATCCGTCATAAACATAGTACGGGCGTCGTCGAAGTAAGTATCAGTCATCCTTAGCCACCTTCGGCGCTTTCTTGGCCTCCAGCGCGGCTATTCTATTCTCCAGATCTACTGTCTTGTTAATCAGGTCCTGTAGATACTTGGTAGTGGATGCTACCAACTCGTCGAACTTATCTTGTGTTACTGGCGTCATCATGATTATCTCCTTGAGGTCATGGTTACTTAGTTGATTTCGATCCCTTGCACTTCCACCGCTTGCGCGACAGGTTGTTTGGTGTGTTGGGGTCGTTGGCCTTCTTCTTGCTAAGGCCCTTCTTGATGCCGGCCGAACGAGCGCAATAGCTGTCGCCCTTACTGGTTCCCGGCTGTACTCTTTTGCTACCGTCCTTGGCCTTGCCGGCCTGACCATAGCTTACCTTCTTGCCGCTGGACGTGACCTTAACTTTGGCCTTGCCCTTGGCTGGTTTCTTAGTTGGCATTAGAACTCCTATAGCTCACAGCTACCTGCAACGCAGGCCAACTGCTGAGCACCTTCGGTCATGTCCGATCGCTCGTTAATGTCCCAGTCGATCTCGGTGGGGAAGCCATCCTTCAACTCCGCTAGTGCCTCGGCACAGACAGGAGTGTAAGGCGCTTGCTGGTACGTATGGTCTGAGTAAGGTAAAAAGGATATACCACTTACTTTGTCAAACTTATTGTACAGCCACTGCCCAACCTCTAGGAACTCATGATCCCTGTAGTAGCAGGTCATCGAGGGCTTATGCTCGCACCAATAGTCTTGGTACAACTCCCACAATTCCAACTGCTCCATCGCACCCATGTCTGAGGCCGTCACAGCGCCCTCTGGTGAGGCGATAGGGAAGGCGAATACCTTGGTACTGGGGTTCATCATATCGTCCTCTGACGGGACGCCTGCGGCCTCTAGGACGGTACACAACGGATCACGACCGTCCGCCCTGACCCGCCGTACATATTGCTCGCTGTACCTTGGGTGTATGCCACTTGCACTATCAACCAACTGACTAACAGTACCGCTCGGCTTAATCGCCGATATAGCGGTCGACTGCTTAATGCCCAGCTTTCGGGCCCACTTCTCGTTGGTGGTGATAGCTTCATTCCGCATCTCCGTCAGCCAGCGCTTCAGCTCTTCGTTATCACCGCGCCCGCACAGCAGGGGGTGATCCATGATGCCGGTGAGGCTGACGCCCAGCAGGGCCTCCTCCTCGGTGTTGTCCTTCCAGATCTTACGCAGGTAGCGGAAGTCCGTCAGCGTCGCCTGTAGCGTGCCGAGGATGGTGGCTATCCGTGTCTTCTCCTTCAGCGTGTCCAGCGTGTCATCAGGACGCACTACGATCTCTGACAGGTTGCAGAACTGGTAGGGCCGGAGGATGATCTCACTGCAGGGGTTGGTCCCGAACTCATGATCCTCGTCGCGCCTGCCGTTCTTGGCCGCCTGCTTCTGGCTAGCCACCCGAGAGAACACCCCACGCTCGCCTGAGCGAGATTCGTAGAGGCTGGTCCACTCGTTGAGGAAGGCTTCGAAGTCTGGCTTCTCGGTGTAGCAGGCTGAGTTGTTAGCCAGCCCGCGCTGGGGGTTCTCGTCCCACCACTGCCCGTGCTTGCTCCGCCGTAGCCTGTCATCCGTCAGGTTGGACAGGCTGATGAGGGCGCTTCTGCGTACCCCACCCACGACGATACACGATGCTATCTTACAGCAGAGATCGTGGCATTCAATAGAGCTAAGCTTTCTGCCAGCCGCTCCTTGAAACAGCTCGGTTGTAAATGTGAACAATTCGACGAGAGGTTCTGGACCGCTTGCACGGCCTCCGAAAGTTTGTAACGGGGAACCCGCACTTCGTACTCGACTAACGTCCCACCGGGGAAGCTGACCTGAATACAGCAGTGATACCAACTCCCTAAACGATTTCGCCCATCCGATCTTCGAATCTGCAACATTAATAACTGTGTCTGTAGCATGGAACTCCTCCGCCACCTCCGGTAGTTTAGTGATGTACTGACGCTCTACGGAATAGCCTACGCCGGTTCCGCATAGCAAGATGTACATCAGCTCATCGAAGCTCTTCTGATGATCGATGGGTAGGTAGGAGCAGTTAAAACCAGCTACGTTGTCTCTCTTAAGAGCCTCTCCCGCCGTCATCATAGCCCGCATGCTGGGCATTACCTCTAGGGCTACGATGGCTTCTCGGATCTGCTCTGCTTCTTCTTCACTAACCTGTTCCCGCTCCTGCCAGAACCCGACGTATCGGGCGACGGTTTCTTCCCAAGACTCCCGTCGCTGTTCTTCTGGCAGGTAACGTGCGTACCTTGACTTATGTATGTATTGTTGATACGCGTCCAATGATCGCTCCTTATGTTAAGTCTCTTGGGAATTTGCAGAAGAAGGATTCGAACAAGGGGTTGAATGCATCCTTGGTCGCCTGATCTACTGCTGAGTTGTTGAAGCGGAAGTACGCTATGTTAAGTGAACCGGCCGACAGTGCGTGCGACGTAGGCTCGAGGGCCGTGAACAGCGCCTCACCGGCAGAGACCGGAAGACCGGCCTGTGCTACCATGAACTCGGCACGTAGCATCTGAGCAACTTCCTGCTCCTTAGCTACGTACTCGCCTGTGGTTGACCCGCCGTTGAACAGTTCAGACTGAACCACCAACCGTGCTTCTTCCACCGACAGCTCATGTACCTCAGCTCCCGTAGGGGCCTCGCCTTCCGCTGGAACCTTGTACAGATACCAGTCGCCTGACGTGATGTTGCCGCTAGTGAACAGCGCCGGAGAAGTCCCCGGTACTGTTCCGCTTGCTACCTGTACGCCGTCCTTGACTGAGGATACGTTCCTCACAACGAAGTATGCTTTACTCATTATGTACGCTCCACGAAGTCATCAGATGTGCCGTTGACAAGGCTACCAGTTACGTTGCTCTTCTCGCCCACTACGTTGGGGAAGGTTCCCTCACCGCATGGTACGAAGTCCCGAGCCGCTGTGTAGTAGCTGTGGGTTGTTACATCACCACCTGCGAACCACTCAGCCTTCTGAGCAGATGACAGGATGTTGTTGGTGAACAGCATGTTGTCCACGCCACCCTCGTAGTCTTGGTAAGTACCTTGACCGAAGGCGATGCCACCCCGACCGAAGTCGATGGAGTCGTTGACGTGAGCGCTGTTGTCGCGATGCGTAGCGTTCATGGTGGTGTGCGATCGACGCGTTCCGTCCAGCCAGTAGCTGATCTTGGTGCCGTCACACTCGACGAGGATGCGTGACCCTGCCGAAGGAGCGTACCACGTGTTGGCCTGTGCCACAGAGTTGTAGCCGTTCGCCACGTAGAAACCCCAGTTAGAGCCACCACGCCGTAGCGAGATGCCGTTATCGCCGGATCGCCACAGGGTCATAAACTTGCTGTCAGTAGTGATTGACGGTAGCTCTGTGATCTCACAGGCGACAGTCCACGTAGCAGTGTAGTCCAAGATGGACCCAGTGCCTGACAGGCTGATGTAGTCGTTGACGCCGTCCATACGAACGAACGCCTCGTCCAGCGTAGCCGGAGCGTCGCTAGCCGTAGGAGCCGACAAGGAGTACTGCACGTCTGCCGAGTTTAGCTCGTAGCCCAGATCACTAACGACAAAGTCGTACGTGCCTGCGGGGTAGCTGGTGGACGTGCTGATGTTGCCTACCAGAACTTCTTCCGTGGGGTCTTGCGGCCCTGCGGTTGAGAAGGTATCGAGAGCACACTCGACTCGAGGCAGAGTAGGGAAGTCCCCTGTGTCTACGCCCCAGTGCATGAACACGGTCTGGCCCACGTAAGGGGTCAGGTCGTACCCTGCGGGAGAGTATACCAGTCGGGATCTATACCAAGGGGCGGCGTCGCTACCATCACCGGCAGGTTTCGTGTAGACGATGAAATACGGTGCGCCAGCCGCACGTACGTCAACCACCGCGTACTGAGCTGTCAGGTTCGCCAGCGTCATGGTTACTGCGGGGTTGCTATTTGATACATAGTACCAGTTGATCTTGTTGGTCAGGTCAGCGGTGTTCTTGAAGTGCCAGCCTGATGTTACGTTGGTTGGATCGGGAACGCCTGCGGCTCCGTCTGCGTAGACGTTGGCGTTGGTACTGAGCAGGGTAGTGACCCCACCATCGAATGATCCGTCGATGAGCTGTTGCAGTACAGACTGACTCGCGCCAACCGACACCCAGCTAGCTGATGCTGTGTTGTAGGCGTAGAGCTGTTGCTCGTCCAGTACTACCGCTAGGTCTTTCGCCTTCGGCTCTTCAATAGATGCTAGTTGAGATGCGGTGGCTAGTACGGCTCTGACTCCGCCTGCCTCCTGTAGCTCACCAAAGGCTTCACGAACGTGGTCGTTCATATACCCGTAGTAGCCGTTCTCATACGTACGTAAGTTAACTGTCATTATCGCTCCTGAGATAATAAAGGGCGCACAAGAGTACGCCCGCTTGAGTTATTGAGACATAGGTCCAGACGGTGCTGGAGGCGTCACGCTAGCCTGCGCTTTTGCCATACCTTCTCTTTCTTTTGATTCCAGTTCCCTTTCTTTTAACAACAGCTCCGACAGCCGGATGCGCTTCTCGAAGTCGTCGTCCACAGCCCCGTCGTTGTTCTGATCGGAGTACTTGAGCGTGACTTCCTGTGGGGCAAGCTGAGCTTCGACAGCGTACTTCTGCGCGCGTGCCTGAGACTCTGCGGCCTGTCCATTGAGTAGCTGGATCTGGCCCTGTGTGACAGCCATCTGCATCTGCTGTTGTTGCTGTGCCGCCTGCTGTGCGGCTGGATCGGGCTGACTGCCTTGCTCAATAGCGGCTATCAACTCCTCGCGGTTAGACACGTTGAGGTGGTCGATGATACCCTTGACGATCGCCCCGTGTGCCGGGCTCTCCGGCGGGATGACCTGCAAGATCTGACTGAGCTGTGCAACTTCGTACTCGCGTGCCATAGCGCCAAGGCTAGAGAACGGGATGAAGTTGTAGTCACCAATCGGATACTCTTCGGGGTTGAACTGCATGTAGCGGAAGGCCGCCTTCTTGACGAACGGCAGAAGAAAGTTCTCTTGGAAGTTGAGCAAGGTTCTCTTCTGACGCTTCATGACACCACCTTGCGACATGGACATGCCCGCCGCCGTGACGTCATTCTGTACTTGGTTCATGGAGCTATCGGAAGATCCGGTAGCTTGGCTAACCATATTCTGCAACGTCGCGCCCTGCTGGAACGTGATAGCGTTCAGTTGGCCGAAGTTGAAGGGCATGATAGCTTCCTGCGGAGCGCCGTTGGTCAGGAGCATGCGGCCCGGACGGACCTCAAGCTTGTGACCACGCGGTATGCGTGTGGCGTCCACTGCCATCATTGGGTGGGTTGTGAGTGCTAGTGCATCGATACGTGCGCGTAACTCGGCATCCAGCGCCTTTTGGGACATGTAGCCTTTCTCGCACACACCGCGACCCCAGAATAGATTTGGAACAACGTCCCATTGAAAGGCCACGACCGGCCTATCTTGGCACATGTAGGGGTTGGGTATTGCCTTGAGGACATCTGCCTCGTTAGCAATGACAACGACAGCCTCGACCAGACTTCCCGGCACGTCGATCTCGTCTTCCTCTACTCCCTCCGCGATCAGGTACTCTCGGGGTACTTTCCCGTAGTACTTGGTCAGGCGGACTCGACCCTTGGGCCGTGAGTCTACCGAGGAATCAAACTCAATCTCTTCGTCGCTGGCCGCTTCGCCCACGTATACGTCGTTCTTGTAGACTCCCTGCTCTTGCAATTCTTCTACGATATGCCGACTGACGTACTCATCAATGGCTACGCCTAGGGCCGTATCCACAGAGGAGGCCGACGGGTCAACCAAGAAGTTCTTGGGCTGTACCGGATTCAGCTTGACGAGAGGGCGGTAGGTTTCCGTTACACCAACCTGCTCCATAGCCCCTTCCATAATCGGTTGGGTGGCCGGCGCGTAGACCTTCTGCTCTTCAATCGTGATCTCGGCAATGCCTGTACCATAGACTGCCGCGTTGATTAGGACTTCCGATACGCTAGAGCGAACCCTTGCGTGATGGAAATCCTCATGGAGCTTCTTCCGAAGAAAGACCATATCACCGGTCTGCTCGTCCGCTATGTCATCGCGTACGTCGAAAATCTTCCCACGTCCGAAGGTAGACTCTTCCACCTCTGCCACGTTGGACTCGACGGCCTGTGCCAGAGCGGGGGCAATCAACCTCGATCGCTCACTCTGTCGCTCACTGTCTTCCGCGCTCCATTGGTTACGGAACAGGCGGTAGTACTCTTCGTGCTTTTCGGAGTAGTTGGACTCGTAGTGCGACCTCCAATCCTCACACTTCCCCATGACCCACTCGGCTAGGACTCCCTCGTAGGAAACCTCACCGTCAAACTCATGTTCAAATATTTTCTCATCAGCCATAGTAGCCTCTGTCCTCTAAGTATTGAGCAAGTGCGCGTAAGTGTACAGGACTATCGCCTGCCAGCCCAAGTGCCGTATTGTGTTGGTTGCAGAGCAAGCCCCGCACTTCACCCGTGTCGTGGTTGTGGTCAACACAAGTAGCTTCCCGGTCGCACGTACTGATACAACACTTGCCTCCCTGACGCGCCAGCATCTCGTTGTAGTCGTCCGGCGTCATGCCGTATTGACGCATTAGCGCGTTGGCACGTAACTTCGCAGGATCGCGTTTACGTGTTCTTGTGCTTTGATACTCCGCTACACAAGCCCTACATCGGGCTACCCTTCCGTCCCGCTTACACAGGTAGAAGTCCTCTAGCGGTTTCTCTATCTTACATTTGGTGCATGTCTTCATTGTATTCTCCCGCATGAGAATGGTGGGGATCAGGGGATGCGGCCCCGTCACCCCGTTGAGTTAATATCCTGCGACCGCGTCCATAGGCTCGTAGTCGTCTTCTAGGTCTAGGTCGCTAGAGTATGGTACGATGGCTAGCTGATCTATGTATGCGAGGGCGTCAAGGGTATCATCGTGCGTCAGCTTCGACGGGAAGGCCGATGCCTCATCGACGAAGGTGAGGTTCCAGTCCCCTTCCTTCAGCTTGATCTTACCATGCTCAAATCTGCCCTGCAAGGCCCACAGTATCCGGTCCTCTTTCTTCTGGTTACCGTGAGTCAGTAGCTCAATGCGAAAGACTCGGTGCTGTCGGCGCATGATATCCTGTAGCGGATTCATCACGGCCTGTTGCCCGATGCCTTTCTCGATGCCCACGCTTATGGGCTTGTACTTGTTGACGGCCTCGAAGATGTACTGCGCCGTCTCATCCAGCGTCCACCGTCCGT